GCCCAGATGATTGCTGAACTTGACAACGAATCCAACATGAACGAGGTGCTGGAGGAGACCGACCAGCTGCAGAAGGGCGAGAAGGCTTCCGATGTCGAGAGCCAAAGCCACGTTGAGCAATCCGAGGAAGGGGAACTTGAGAGCCTCGCTCGGAACATAGCCCAGCAATTGGCCCGAATAGACTACCTGGACGCAGCGGGCATGCCCGATGCGTTTGGTGAGGCGACCACAGTCGAAGAGAGGGCGATCGCTCGGTTGCAGATTTGGATCGAGTACACATTCCAGCAAGGTGCCGAATCGTCCAGCCAGCACAGTCGCGATGATGTTCGGCAAAGGGCCATGGAACTGCTGGACGCTAATGAATACTCCGGGGAGGAAGTGACGCAATTTGAGCAAGAGTTGCCACCCATCACAGCGTCACTGGCAAGCCACTTCACTCGCACAGCGGACTCCGAGGCTCTCGTGGAGCTATCCGGACTGTCTGTGTTTGAGGGGCAGGAGGCAGGCCATGTCGAGCATGCGGAATTTCATAACGAAGGGAATGTTGCGATATGGCTCGTGAAGTTTTCCAAGGCTGCACTAGCTGCACACGCAGACAGAGGCGGGGTTGAAAATCTTCAGAAGTTTTTCAAATGGGTCACGGACTTCACCAACGAGGAAGGGGAGAGGGTGGAGGTGTTCATGTCCCGGATGGACTGGGAAGGCATACAGCAAACGCTCGGTTGGAGCGAAGAAAAAGCTGCGATCGACCGCACTGCACATTTCGCGGAGGTGGAACTGCCGATCAAAGAGGCGATCGAGCACCACCTGAATGAGTCTGAGGATTCTGCTGGATACACCCGCGACGACCCGGGGCAGTTGCTTCCTGGAGGAGAAACGGACGTTCCGGCAGGGGCGGTCCCGGCACAACACAGGATGTGGCATCTGCGAGACCCTCAGTCCAACACTGGGAGACCACTCGCGGCATGGAAGATCATCAGGCGACTGGCATTGCTACCGAGACTGTTCGGATACAAGGGGGCCACACGCGAATACCCCATGATCATGGGCGACCCTATCGCACAAAAAGGGCCAAACGTGCGGGGTGTTCACTGGTTCGTTGACCAGTTGATCAAAGTCAGGGAAGCAGACAACGCGATGACTGCGTTCCATGAAATTGGGCATGCGATCGAAACACTCCTGCTTGGAACAGGAATCACACGGGACTCGCTTGGCCGTGAAGTGAGAAAGCAGCTTTGGACGGAAGCACGGGTCGGTGCCTCAGCGATACGAGAACTAGAGAACCTGGGAGAAAATCTTTACGGCGACAAAAAACCGGCAGGCGGATACCGTGGCGAGGGGTTTGCCGAGTTCATCAGGATTTATATATCCAACAGGGCACTTCTGGATAAAGTCGCCCCCAACATGCTGGAGTGGTGGCAGAACAACGTCCTGTCCAAGCACAAAGCAGCGGCCAGGGAACTGGATGTCCTGTCCGCGATGGTCACAAGATTCCAGGAACAGGGTGCGTTGAAGTGGGCCAGGGGAGCCATGGCTGTAGACCCTGCATCATTTGAAGCAAGGTTTGACAGGTTCCGAGACGCTATTTCAATGTCACCAAATGCGATAATGAGGGGTCTGGTAGACACCCTTCACCCGCTCGCGATGTTTGAAAAGCAGTACGAAAACACGACCGGTGAAAAGCTAGACCAAAGTAAATCCCCCTACTACTGGGCAACAGCACTCAGGCTGCAGCACTCAGCAGTGGTTCGATACATGGTCAACGAGGGGATGATCAATTTCGATCGCAACCCACTGCTTGATAAGGACGAGAAGCAGATTCCCGCACTGCGCAAGGTTCAAGAACTCCTGAACCCCAAGGAATACTGGGACTTTGCCATCTACCTCCTGGCTCGCAGAAGCCTTAGAGTGATGATGGACAAAGAAAAACCGCTGGAGACACCCCTGACCCCCGAGCTTGCTGGGTTCATCATCGATAAGCTGGAAGAGGAGCATAGCAATTTTGGTGCTGCCGCCCAGATTGTTTACGACTGGAACGACGGGGTCCTGAGTTACGTCGCGGGCGCGGACAAGTTCATGGCGGATCTGGTGAGAAGCATCAGGAAGCGTGAAGAAACACGGGGCGACTACGTTCCGCTCCAGCGATACCAAAGGAGGATGAACTCAGTCGTCATGCAGATGACTGGCGTACAACCGGAAAACTACACCGATGTCCTTCACGCATTGCGAGGCTCGCAAAGTGGCCAGTTCATCGACCCGATACAGACATCGATTGCAAACGCCGAGCGACTGGTCCTTGCCGCACACAATCGCAAGGTGATCGACACCATGGTCGCGATGAGCATGCAAGTCCAGCGAAACAAGCATTCCCTGGACGAGGAAGGTAAGGGCGTATTTGGCTTCGGCAACCTGATCTTTGAGGAGGTCCGAACAAACGAACTCAAGGCTGTCCGGTCGCTGGAGAGCCTGACCAAGAGCGTGATGAAACACCTCAGAAACCTGAAGTCAGTAGGGGAAGAAGTGTTCCTGGTGTCAGGTAGCGGGGACAAGCTGGAAATCAACGATATTGATTTTGAAAACCAGATGATTCAATTTTTCGGTGCCGCGATCACCCCTAAGAATGGGAAGCCCATCATTCCTATTCGCGTCGGGAAGCAGATCAAGTGGTACAGGATGAACCCCGGTATCTACAACGCACTTTCCAGCATGAGTGCTGACGGGCTGAGCTTCTTCCGACAGAACGCCCTGCTGTACGGAATGTTCAACCTCACGTTCAGAACCCCCGCACGGGCGTTTCGGGCTGGGACAGTCGGGTACCGCGCCAGCTTTGGACTTATCACCAACCCGCTTCGCGACTTCCAGACCCTGTACTTGAACACCATCTCAAGCCGGTTCGCATTCCCTCTGTTCATTGACTACATGTGGACTTACGGCGAGGAGTTGCTGTCCGCAGTAACCGGGGGTCGATACAAGTCAGGCTACAGCGACCTTTGGTTGAGGCTTGGTGGGGAAATGGCACGCCCCTTGAGCCAGGGCAGCAACCTTGTGAAGCAAGCCGCGAGAGACGCCCTGGAGTCCAAGAGGATCGGCAGGCGGCTTGTCCGGTACATAGAGGAGCCACTGAAAACACCCCAGCACCTTTGGAGGGACTGGAACACGTTTGTTGATTTTCTTGGACGCCTGATCCAGTTCCCGGAATCGGCAGCAAGAATAACTGAAATCAAGAACGTCGCGAGGGACCTGAACTGGGACCCAAGCAAAGAGCTAACACCCGAGATTGCCCAGAAACTTATGGTGGCTGGCAAGCAGGTGACTGTGGACTTCACAGCAGCTGGATCTTTTGCACGTTTCTGGAACCAGATAACACCATTCTTCAACGCAACCATTCAGGGACCACGCTCAGCTGTAAGAGCAGCAAGGCGAAGGCCGCTGGTTTACGCTTGGAGAGGTGCCCACATGGCAACCATTGCCCTGGGAATGTGGTCGACCTACCGGGACGAGGACTGGTGGAAGAAGATGGACATACAGAGGAAGTTCCTCTACCTCTTCGTCCCAGTCGATGTCAACGGGGTGGAGGAAGTGGTTCAGATCCCACTGTCTCACGACTCTGGGCAACTGTTCGCCGGGGTGGCCATCGCCCTTGCCGATGCAGCTTACAGGACCGAGCCGAATGAAATCATCAACTGGGAGCAGCTTGGTGAATTTGCACTATCCATGGCCGAGAACCACAGCCCAGTCGACCTCCCGCTGCGAGAGGGTCCGACTGGAATGACATGGGCACCAACCAATGCAGCTGGAGTCCTCGCAAAGACAGCCCAGGAGATCGGACTCAACACCAAGAGCTATTGGAACACGCCTATCGTGTCTCCACGGTTCCAGGCAACGGGCCGAGCAGACGCAAGGCCCAGGCACGAGCAATTCAACGAGTACACAACAACAGCAGCAAAGTGGCTGGGACGCATATTCGAGCAGTCACCACAGCAGATCGACCACATCGCAACATCTGTTGCTGGCCCGGGACTGCGAGACCTACTGCTGTCTGCACAGTCACTGGACGAGTTGTTTACCAAGAGGAAGTACCAATCGGCAAGCGACTGGCCACTGCTAGGGAGAGTGTTCAGGACTGGCGGGAAACTGGGTACTCGACCTCAGCCCGTGGACAAACTTTACGCTCTTCACGCACAGGCGTTCATGCGATCAGGTTCAGATGAAAACCCCGAGACATCAGCACAAAGGCACGAGAGGCTGCTGCTGACAGACGCAACCAAGGCAATGAGCCTGATGTTTCACATCCGCGCAATGACAAAAGACGAAAAGAAAAGAAGGGCCATCACCAAGAAGATTTCCGAACTGGCCGACCTCGCGGTCAGTAATGTCGAGACGATGATGATGAACCGCGAGCCATTCCAGATGGAGCGTGCCCTCAGGGAGAGAGAGCGGGACACAATGCTGATGAACCGGGCCTATCTGGAGGGAGACATTGAAGAGGCTGAAGAGATCAGGAAGCAACTCTTCAAGCAAAAAGAAGCAGCACGCAACCTGCTCATACGCGGTATCCCAGGGATCGAAAACGCCTCCAGCGAAAAGATGCGAGAAGGACTCCGCAGATACCGGCGAGCCAAGGGCATCTACAGCCAGTAGCTTAGCACAAAATGTACTAAGCAGATTTAGGCCCACAACTGCTACCAGTGGTATGCCTCCACTGTGTGACCTACTACATTTTGCGGTTGCCATGCTGTTGGCAGCTGCTATAGTAGTCGTGCAACACACAGCAATTAAGGAGAAGGCAATGCTGGTGCTAAGCAGGAAAGAGGGAGAGAAGATCGATATCGATGGCGACATCACGGTAACGATCTTGGAGTTGCGAAGCAACTTCGTCCGACTGGGAGTCGACGCCCCTGACAACGTGAAGATTTTGCGTTACGAGTTGACCCGTGAGGAGGCAGAACTCGATGAAGTTGTATGAATACCCGGAAAAGCTAGACAATCTGGTTCGGTTGGCTACTGAGGAGGGGGGTCTCAGCCATGAGTTGCTGGAGGAACTCAAGCACCTTGGCGGCAGCTTCAAGGAAAAGGTGGTCAACTGTGTGAAGATCATCAAGGAGTTGGACTCCTCGGTGGATGCAGTGGGTGCTGAGATCGATCGGCTGAAAGGGAAGCAGAAGTCATTCAAGAACAAGCGGGATTGGCTGAAGGGCTATGTCCACGACCAAATGGTCGGGATGGAGATGGACTTGGTGAAGGACGACCTGTTCACGGTGCGTGTTCAGGAGACCCCAGGCAGGGTGGAAATCGTTGATCAGGAGCAGATCCCCACGAGATACCTGGAGATGGACGTCAAGGTTCTCAAGTCCGAGATTCTTAATTCCTTGAAGGAAGGGGAGTTGATCCCGGGATGCGAACTAGTGAAGAGCACATCGCTTCGGATCAGGTGACTGAACATGTCGGATGACAAGCACGACAGGGAAATGGCCGAGCAGGCCGAGGAATTGCTCCTGATCACGATGGAGCAGGAAAGGCAAGATCATGAGGGAGAATTTGAAGAGCCAGCAGGAGCATCTGAGGTTGCTTCAGGAGCCGTTTCAGCCGAAAGAGGTCGAGTGGCGTATCGGTCGGAGCGGGTGTAAGAAGGACGGGAACGTCTGGGCACTGTGTCTGGCGTATGTGACGAACCGGGCGATTCAACAGAGGCTGGATGATGTCCTGGGTCCCAGCATGTGGAAGAACAGGTACAAGGCGGGTCCCAGCGGTGGCGTGATCTGCGGCCTGTCCATTCGATGCTTGAACACTGATGGCGAGGGTTACAAGGAGGAGTGGGTCACCAAGTGGGACGGTGCAGAAGCCCGTGACATCGAGGCTGTAAAGTCTGCCCTGTCAGACAGCATGAAGCGTGCTGCCTGCCAATGGGGGATCGGTCGATACCTCTACGATCTTGAAGAGGGGTGGGCTGAGGTGAGCGACAACAAGATGCCTGGGGCCAAGCGGGCGAAGTGCCAGGGTCCCGGTGGAGACAAGTGGTTCTTTTGGCTTCCTCCGAAGCTGCCGCATTGGGCTTTGCCTAATAACACTAGCCCTAGTGGCTCCCCTGCCCGGGAAGTGGCAAAGCAGTCGGCAGTGGAGGAGGAGCCTCGACCAGTGGACAAGCTCAACTCAGTGCTTATGGAGGCTGGGTGCAAGGGTCCAGACGAGGCAAACAAGGTGGTTGAGTGGTTGTGGGATGGGACAAAGTCGTCCATTGGCGAGATCCGAGAGTCGGATGCACTGGTTGACGCAACTCTTGAACTAGTACAGGTTAACGTGAAAAAGGGCATCCCGATTGGCGAGATGCTCGTGGCAGCATTGGAGGAGGGTGAAGAGATATGAGTGGTACAGCAATCGGCCCTGCGGAATACTTGAAGGCACTGACTGAAAAGAATTACAACGCCCAGGGGATTGAGCAGCCTGAGAAAAAGGAAGAGCCTCCAGAAAAGGAGGAGAACAGGGCGATGCACGTCCTGACACTGGATGATCTTCGCCTGGACAAGAGGTCAAAGAAAGCCTGCTGGTCGCTTGGGGTTCATACTGTTGCCCAGCTGTGCAACACGACTCCGAGTCAGCTGCAGCGGGTGGATGGAGTAGGGCGTTACACGGTGAGGCAGATAGTCAGGGCTTTGGCTGACCATGCCTTGGAGTTGGCGCATGACCCATCGTACAACTCCAAGAAAAAGCCAACACCCGCAAAGGAGCGGGGGGCTGCAGGCTGGACGGAAGAACGACGCAAGGCTCAGTCCAGGCGTGCGATCCAGATGAACAAGGAGAGGAGGGAGCACAGCGAGCAGGTTGCGATGGAGCAGGCTGGGGAGAACTTTGTGGAGGCTATAGAAATGGCTATCGGAGCCGGGGCGATTTCTGAGGCAAGAAGCCTTCTGGACTGCTGCACTCCCTTGGTGGCTAAGAAGATTATCGATCTGGTATCAGCAATTGAAAGAGAGTGGATAGCATGACGCATGATGTGATTTTCATGGACCCGTTTGAGCTTCAGGCTCACGAATTCAATCAAAAGATTTACCGGGACGCTCCTGATGACGAGTTCCTGGAGTCAATCAAGTCCCTTGGTGTCCTTGAGCCTGTGCTGGCATGGGACGACAACGGTAAGTCCGTGGTCATCTCGGGCCACCGCCGTATGAACGCGGCGAGGATGCTGAAGATGAAGGAAGTTCCTGTCATCATGCAGGATGAGGTGAAGGACGACAATTCTGCAGTCCGCATGCTCATCCTGTCCAACCGCCAGCGGGACAAAACGAACGAGCAGCGTGCTCGTGAGTACTCGATGCTTCTTGAGGTTGAGCAACGCCTTTCCTTGGAACGGAAAAAGCTGCACCATGAAAAACTGAAAGAAACAGACAAGAAGGGCAAGGCTAAGACGATTGCCGCACAGGCGGTTGGGATGGACTACCGCACTGCTGAAAAGGCCCAGGCTGTTATCGAGGCTATCGATGAGGCGGAAGTCAGTGGCGACGACGCCAAGGCGGAAGACTTGAGGTCCAAGCTGAACCGCAGTGTCTCCAAGGGGCACAAGGCTGTCCAAAGGGACAGGCGAGGTACTGTTGATGGACTGGACAACCCCGTCCCCGATGAACTGAAGGCTACCTTTGACGTGGCACGGGCCATGAGGGGTCTGATCTACAAGGCTGGCGAGATCAAGGCTTCTATAAGGGTGATTTCAGAGTCCGAGGGGGGCGAACTCATCCCCCTCCGGGCAGTCGAGGCAGACTGCACCAACGTGTCAAATGCACTGATTGCCGCCAAGCCGCATGCAGTCTGTCCCATCTGTAAGGGTAAAGGTTGCGATGGGTGCGACCACCTGGGGTGGATGCATCGCGATCAGTACAACGCACTTCCCGAGGGACTGAGGAGTGACAAGTGAATTACCTGCGTGATTTCCAGATAAAGTGTTCTGTTGATGCGATCTCGGCATTGAATAATTTCATGTCGGCATTGATGGTAATGCCTACCGGGACAGGGAAGACCCAGACGTTTCTGGAGATCGCTGACCAGTGGCCACAGGGCAAGGTGCTTGTCCTGGCTCATCGAGAGGAGTTGGTCTGGCAACCTTGGGAGAGGTGGCACCAGAAGACTGGCGAGCACGGCGAGATCGAGATGGGCGAGTTCCGCCGGTCGAGCCACGCAAGAAGCAAGATGACTTTTGCTTCAAAGGATAGCCTGTACCGGGAGAAGCGGATCAAACGCGCGTTCCCCGACCCAATGGAGGTGGGGCTGATCATCATCGATGAGGCTCATCACGCGGTCAGGAACAACAAGACGTACCAACGCATCCTGGACTACTTCAGTGTGAACCCGGATCTGCGGGTGCTTGGTGCCACGGCCACTCCAGACCGAACGGACGAGCAGGCACTGGGCCAGACATTCGAGACCGTGGCGTTTGATTACCCGCTGATGGACCCAGCTGGTGGACCCTCTGCTATTGGTGACGGATGGCTGGTTCCGATTCAGCAGGAGATCATCACCGTCGATGACATCCAGTTCAATGACATCAAGGTGACGGGTGGTGACTTTCAGGGGAAGGCCCTGCAGTCTGAGATGACACGAGAGGTTGTGTTGCACAAGGTGGCTGCTCCAACGATGGATCTGGCTGGAGACGACCAGTGCATGGTGTTTGCTTCTGGAATCCAGCAGGCTTCCCGGTTGGCTGAGATCTTCAACCGCAAGATGGACGGTCGTGCGTTCTGCCTAGTGTCCAAGGTCCCAGCCAGTGAGAACTACCAGCACGTTGTGAACTCAAGGGATAAGCAGTCGCGGAGGAGGGCACTGCAGCGTTTTGCGGACGGGTTCTACCAATACGCGGTCAACGTGGGTTGTCTGACCGAGGGGTATGATTGCCCCCAGGTCAGGACGTTGAGCATGGGTAGACCATCCAAGAGCCGTAGTCTGGTGGCTCAGATGTGCGGGAGGGGGACGAGGGTCCTGCCAGGGGTGATCGAGGGGGAGGGCTGGAGGCTTGAGACACCTGATGAGAGAAAGGCCGCAATAGCGGCTAGCCCTAAGCCTAACATCAAGATCCTGGACTTCGTCGGGAACAGCAGGCATCGTCTGATCACGAGCACAGACATCCTGGGTGGTAAGTACCCGGACGAGGTGGTCGATCTGGCGAAGGAGGAGTTGGAGAAGTCTGGTGGCGATGTGATGAGGGCACTTGAAGAAGCGGAGGTCAAGCATGCGACACTTCTGGAAGAGCGTAGGAAAATTGTGGCAACGTCTGTCAGATATGACGCGAGGCGAGCCGACCCCTTCGGAATCCTCGACGTTGTTCCATCTCGTGAACCAGGATGGCACAAGGGTCGCTTGCCGACCCATAAGCAAAAAGAAGCACTCGCAAAGTTCGGGGTCGAGTGGCACAAGATCGAGGACCTCACCTTCCACGGGGCAAGTACCCTGATGGACTCCCTGATTGGACGCTCCAAGGAGGGTGGGGCCAGCTACAAGCAGTGCCGCCTCTTGAAGAAGTACGGTGTCGATACCAAGGAGTTGTCCAGGCAGCAGGCGAGCGGGATGATTGATCGGCTAGCGAAAAACAACTGGACGCACATCTAATGGGAATCTGCCAGTCGTGTTATGCTGACTTTGAACGGCACAGCGTGGAAAAGCTGTGTTTGGCGTGCCAACAAGGAGGTAACGATGGGCAAGAATTGGAGAGGGCATCAGGAGGTGATTCCTCTGATGCAAAACGTGATGGCGAATTACAGGACACCCGTTGGTGGAGTGAGCCGCCTGCTCAATACACCGCCAGAGGGAACCTCGCATAGCAAGGAAAAGGTTCCAGGTCACGAGGAGTGGATTGCACTCATGCGGGACCGGGAGACGCAAGGTTTGGATTTGTGGACAGGGGAACCGCTGGATGACCTAAACAAAAAGAGATAGAGACCGGCCCGGGATCAGGTCCCCGGGGGACAACTTGTTCTGTGTAGTGCGATCTGACCCCTGTCCAAAGCGAGGGACTGGCGATGCCTTACCGATGGCTCGCTGGGAAATACCTTCCCTTTGGTTCTACAACGACGCGAGGAATTGCCGAGTCTGCGAGCGTCGATAAACAAGTCGCGGGGATGGCGGAACCGTTGGAGAAAGGAATGCTATGAGCACTAAAGAGATGCCGAACGAGGCAATGTGGTGCCTGGAGCGTCTGGCAAACTCGTACCATCTCATGGAACGAGCCAGGACGGATGCCTCGGAGCATGGGCACCAGATACTCGTTGAGGTGAAGGAAGCGTTTGGATGGACCCAGACGTACATGGCTGAGCGAGTGGGCGTGAACAAGTACCACATGTCTCGGATCTTCAGGAAGCAGGAGCCAGTTTCCGTCAAGCTGCTAACAAGGTTGCACGATGTCGTCATCTCAGAAGAGGCAAGGAGGTCACGAGGAGCAGATGATGTCACCATCGGTGGCACTGGAACTGGTAGCCCTGGGGGTGATGCTGGGAAGCAAGCAGTGGCGGAACAAGGTTGACCCGCATGACTGGTCGGACCCGGAAATACAGTCGATCGTCTCGGAGTTGCAGCACGGGGGTGGTGGAAAGGTCAAGGACTACCACTACCTCCAGAAGTGGCTCCTCAAAGCCCTATCGATCGAGTGGAAGAGTCCCGAGAAGCCAGTCCCGGCCATCATCGAGAAGCTCAAGAGGAATGCGTGCAAGTACCGAGTGATAACCCAGCTGAAGCGGCTGTCCGAGATGGGCAACTTCGGACTGGACATGGACCTGGATAAGTTCTTCACCTGCGTGAGCAGGGCTTACGAGGAAGCGATCCCGGAAATCGAGAAACTGCTAAAGGAGAAGGCATGAACAAGGAAAATCTGAGGGAGGTGGCGACCTACTACGAGGACGTGTGGCTGTCGAGGCTGGAGAACGGGGCATCAGACGGGTGCGTCCACTACGGGCTGCACATCGACGGGATGAGCACCAAGCCCAAGCTCAACACCAACCGGCTCATCGGTAACACCCTGGTCCGAGAGATGGGACCGCCGACGAACAAAACGTGGAGAGTGTTGGATCTGGGGTGCGGGGTTGCCGGGACGATGGCTTTCCTTCGAGAGCATCACCCCGATTGCGATCTGATTGGCATCTGCTCTTCCGAGAAAGAGCAGAGGGTGGCCCAGTGGTTGCACCGTGGGTACGTCCCATCTGTGCGGGTGCTTGACTATCATGATGACGAGATGAATTTTTTCCCTCTCGACGCGGTCTACGCGGTCGAGAGCCTGTGCCAGTCTTGGGATCGGCAAGCTGTCCTGGCAAACGTGAAGAAATCACTGATGCCTGGCGGATTGTTCCTCGTGCTGGATGCCATGCTGGATGGTGACCCGCCTGAGGACGATTACGGGCCGGGGCCTGTGATGGAGAAGACGCTCAAGGACCTGTACGATGACGTGCGTGCTGGGTTCCACGTCCCGGACCTGTACGAGGTTCCGTTGATGGATGAACTGATCGTCGCGGGATTCGAGGTGGAGCAGGAGCTTGACTTCACCCCCAACGTGGCCGAGTCGATCTTTGACTCCGCTGGACGTGCCATCTACCGTGACGGGACCAATTGCATCCCGCTGAGGAAGCAGCTGCACGGGCTGGCTTGTGTGGGGATGGCCGCACTGCTCGCGGCTAAGAAGTTGCGATACACCCTGACCATTGCAAGGAAACCGATCGATGCCGATACCGAGACCAAGTAGCGACGACAGGGACTACCCGCATGATGGCGGTTATCTTGAGGAGGATTACCGCATGGATCAGCTGAGGTTTGCTGAGGCACCCACAACAGGAGGAGAAAAGATGAGCGACACTGGCATTGGAGATCTGAGCACCGACGAGGTGCATGACGCTATCAAGCAGGGCGTGTTTGATGCATTTGCCGGGCTGCTTGTGAATTCACACTACGATTCTCCGCGAGGCGACCTGCTGCTGTCCGTGGAGAAAGGTGTGGCAGAAGCGTTTATAAGCATGATGGACGCGACAGGGGCACATCCATTTACCAGGACCGACATCCTTGCGAGTTTCCAAGAAGGGACACGGCAGGCAGTAGTCGAGCGGTCCAAGCCGTTCATGGATGACACTCCGGAGCCAGAGGGGGCACCCGAGTGACTGCCCAGATCACCGTGGTTTGTCCCCTCCCTCCGAGGCAGCTGAGTCCTAATTCACGCTGCCACTGGCGCACCCGTCATAAACACTCCAAGAAGTACCGCGAAGCGTGTCGGGTGGCTTGTTTCACTGAGCTTGTGAGTCGGAGGCGAGGGGATATTGACTGGTCGAATGCCCGGCTACAGGCGACATTCTTCTATAAGGACAAGCGTCGTCGCGATCGGGATAACATGGCCGCGATGCTGAAATATGCCTATGATGGAATAGCAGCGGCCCTGGGCGTTGATGATTATGGATTCCGCCCGCAGATGCCTGAGGTCACTGTTGACAAGGATGATCCCCGCGTGGAGATTGTCGTGGTGGGTGACCCACCCGGGGATCCGTCCCCGGAAAGTCATCCATGATGAGGTGGGCCAGGGCGATTATAACAAGGAGGTTGCTTGTGGATATCAATGGAAACCACCCTTTCTGGGGCATTATTCGGCTGGTTGTGATGTTTGCTGGGTTGACGACGTTCCTGTATCTGAACTCTACAAACTTCGACAAGGGAGAAGTTTTGACGATCGTGGAGTTGTTGATCCTGGCGTGCGGATTTGAGGCTGGTCGTAAAGTCTTTCAGTCCGCATCCAAGAAAAAGGAGTAGTCGTCATGCGGCTCATGGTGTCTGCGCTGGCTCTGATCCTGTGTTCAGCTGTACCCTCCCAAAGCCTCCCCCGGGGTGCAGTTGATGTTGGTGGATGCAGTGGTACGCTCGTCCACCGGGACCTCAGTTCCACGTTCGGGGTCAGCGCAGCCCACTGTGCCGGTGCTATTGGCGATGTGGTTTACATCGTTCTTCAAGATGGACGCAGGGTCAGGGGTTCCTGGGTGGCTCTCGATAAAGAGGCCGACCTTGCACTGTTCAAGATCCCCAGCAGTGGCCAATCGTTGGCCGTTGTGCCAGAAAAATCGCCACCTAGTGGTGTAATTACCGCGTATGGCAGGCATGGCCACAAGCGTCTGAAAGCCATGGGTTCCCAGGAAATCACCGACTCGTCGAATAAGCGTCTGCTTATGCGTCGTGGTTACAAGGTGGTCGGTGGTAAATATCGCAATGGAGATTCTGGGGCGGGGGTGTATGCTGGTGGGGTACTGGTGGGGGTTGCCAGTCACGGTAAGGATGACAAAGAACTGTTTGCTGCCAGCCACACGCAGCTGGTTGCTTTTCTGAAGGAGTACAAGGCGTTTGGCCCCCGTGTGGAGGGGGCAGACTGGGGTGACAAGGACAGGACCCGTGAGATCCTGGAATTGAAACGCAGGTTGAAAGAATTAGAGTCGATCAAACCGGTTACCGGTCCACCTGGGCCTGCTGGCCCGGCTGGTCGTGATGGCAGAGATGGTGAGCCAGGGACGGCTGCTGATATATCCGGCTTCTCGTCGAGGCTGGAGTCCCTGGAGCATTGGCGCAGCAACTTCCGGGCAACAATCCGTATCAGACTGCGTCCGGTGAAGGAGTAGAATTATGGCAAGTGCAGTGGATCTTCAGAGCCTGTTGGAAGCGGCGGCTGGTGAGCGAATCGGTCGGGCGAGTGATGCCTCTCAGACCACGCTGGTGCTGATCGACCGGGTGTTCACCAAGAACCTGTCGGAACCGGATGTCATGGAGTCGGCGGCTGCTCGTCAGCTTCTGATGCGTGAGGCACCTATCAGCTCGCCAGGTTCCTGATGCTGACAACCCCTGAGCAGCGTGCGGAGGCGGCTCGTCTGGTCGACTTGGACGAGCGCGGCTTGCTTCTTGAGGCGGTCGCGCTCGCCCTGCGACTGGGTGAAACGCAGGAAAGGGCAATGCAGGATCTAATGGCTCTCGACAGAGAGTTCATCGAGGAGTTAACTGATGGACAGTCCAGCCGGGGAAGTGTACCGCTCGAAGGCGAGGAATAAGGGGCTTGTGGCTAATATCTGGGCGCATGACATTGCCCAGCGGCTCAAGATCAGGAGGAAAATCATGGCTAAGGACGCTGGTCTTGGAGAACTGGACGTCGGGACCTATCCCAGCAATGGAGCGGTTAACCTGGTCGACAACGGTGGATTCTGGAAGGGCATTGCGATGGCCGGGCTGGCGGCTGGTGGTCTTGGTGCTGCCAGCGGTCTGTTTCAGTTGAAACCAGAAACAGCAGTCACTCCACCAGTGTACTCCCCGGCTATTGAGTCGCAGGTGCGTCAGTCCCAGGAGTGGGAGCTAGAGATCATGAGTGTTGACGGGGAGCCAGTCGTGAAAGGAATCCGACGTGTCCAGGACAAAACCCCATAGGTTTGGCTACCGTGCGATCATCCTCCCCGAGGATGTCTACGATGGTGACAGCGCGACGGCGACGGTCTCGCTCGGATTTGGCGTGTACCTGCACCGCCAAAAGCTGAGACTGTTGGGGGTTGATACTCCAGAGATCAGAGGAGCCACCAGGGCAGCTGGGCGTGCCGCCAGGGACTTTGTCAGGGAGATGCTGCCTGAGGATGGCGAG